GTTTTATTATAAATGATGTTTCTGTCCCTTCGTCATTATTTATTATTAAATTTTCTGCTACATAATTTGCTGTATTTATTTCTGTTATATTTCCTATAACATTTAAATTACTTGTTATTAATGTTCCATCTATTGTTATATCAGTTGTAAATTTATGATGATTACTATCTATTATTATTATATTACTTGTTTTATTTTCTAAATTATCTAATTCTAATTTTAAATTATTATTTGAAGATTCTATTATCTCTTTTAAGTTTTGGTCCAAATTATTATTAGAAGTTTCTATTATCTCTTTTAAGTTTTGGTCTAAATTATTATTTGAAGATTCTATTATTTCTTTTAAGTTGTGGTCTAAATTATTATTTGATGATTCTATTATTTCTTTTAAGTTTTGGTCTAAATTATTATTTGATGATTTTATTATTCCTTTTAAGTTTTGGTCTAAATTATTATTTGATGATTCTATTATTTCTTTTAAGTTTTGGTCTAAATTATTATTTGATGATTCTATTATTTCTTTTAAGCTTTGGTCTAAATTATTATTTGATGATTTTATTATTCCTTTTAAGTTTTGGTCTAAAGAATTTAATTGTATTTGAACATCACTATCTAAATTTTTAAGATATTGTATTTTTATATTTTCTATATCATTAATTTTACCATTAAAATTTAAATTATTCTCTATATTTAAATTTCCATCTTGTGTTAATGTTAATTTTCTTGAAGTATTATTATCTATTTCTATTATATTACTCAATACATTATTGTGTTTTATTATAAATGATGTTTCTGTCCCTTCGTCATTATTTATTATTAAATTTTCTGCTACATAATTTGCTGTATTTATTTCTGTTATATTTCCTATAACATTTAAATTACTTGTTATTAATGTTCCGTCTATTGTTATATCAGTTGTAAATTTATGATGATTACTATCTATTATTATTATATTACTTGTTTTATTTTCTAAATTATCTAATTCTAATTTTAAGTTATTATTTGAACTATTTATTATTACTTTCAAACTTTCGTCTAAATTATTATTTGAAGATTCTATTATCTCTTTCAAGTTTTGGTCTAAATTATTATTAGAACTATTTATTATTACTTTCAAACTTTCGTCTAAATTATTATTTGAAGAATTGATAATTTGTTTTAGACTTTGGTCTAAATTATTATTTGAAGAATTTATAATTTCTTTTAAGTTTTGGTCTAAATTATTATTTGATGATTTTATTATTTCTTTTAAATTTTGGTCTAAATTATTATTTGATGATTCTATTATTTCTTTTAAGTTTTGGTCTAAATTAGTATTTGAAGAATTAATTATTTGTTTTAGATTTTGGTCTAAATTAGTATTTGAAGAATTTATAATTTGGTGTAAATTATTATTTGAAGAATTAATTACTTGTTTTAAACTCTGATCTAAATTAGTATTTGATGAATTTATTATTTGGTCTAAATTAGTATTTGATGAATTTATTATTTGTTTTAGATTTTGGTCTAAATTATTATTTGATGATTCTATTATTTCTTTTAAGTTTTGGTCTAAATTAGTATTTGAAGAATTAATTATTTGTTTTATGTTTTTATCATTTTCAATAATTTTAGTTTCATTAATTGTAATAATATTGTGTAAATAATTACTGGTAATATCTAAATAATTACTTATATTTTTATCACTATAGTTAATTCTTTCAATTAAATTATTAGAATAATTGTTATTTAAATTAAATAATAAATCAAAATTGGTAAATATTAAATTAGAAGTATCTATAAAATTTTTATTAATGTTTTTATTTGTATTTTTTAAATAATTTAATTCATTTGATGATATATCATTTATTGAACTTTTAAATAAAATACTATCTAAATTCAAATTATTAATATTAAAAGTTCCCAAACTTGTAAAATCACCAGTAACTAACAAATCTCCTTTAAATATATTTGAATTATTTATTAAATTACCATATATATTTTTTGTTTCAAATATAAGATTACTGGATTCGTCAATATTAATTAGAGTATTTAAACCACTGTTATTGTTCAATATTATATTTGATATATTTAAATTTATAAAATTATTTTCATGATCTTTAAATTGAATATTATTTTCACTTTTATTTATAATTGCATTATTCAAACTTATCTGATCTTGTATAAATATTTTGTTCCATTTATTATTTTCATTTCCTAAATTGTTATCTTGGGTTATTGGCACAATATTACTGTCATATATATTATTAACAAATAAGTCATCTGATATTTCAACACTTCCAAGAACATCTAATTCTTTATTTGGTATCTTTCCAATACCAATATTTGCATTATTATCAATAATAATTGATTTATTATTTGAATTTTCAATTTCAATAATATTACTTTCATTCAATTCGTGTTTAATTTTTAATGATGGGCCATCGCCTTTGTAATTAATTATTTCTAAATTTTCAGCTAAGTAAGTTTCAGTGTCTATTTTTGTTTGATTTCCAAATACTTCTAAATTATTTACTTTCAAAGTCCCCTCAATATTTACATTTGTATCAATAATAATTTCATTATTTATAACATCAAAATTTGAAGTTCTATTATCAATTGTTTTAATATAATTTGAAGTATTATTTATTTTTAAATAAACATAATTAGATATATTATCATCATTTTGTTTTATGAAATTAGAAGTATCGGTAATATTGTTATCATTGAACTGTAAATAATTAGATATATTATTATCATTTTGTTTTATAAAATTAGAAGTATCGGTAATATTGTTATCATTGAACTGTAAATAATTAGATATATTATTATCATTTTGTTTTATAAAATTTGAAGTATCGTTAATATTTTGATCGTTAAATAATAAATAATTAGATATATTGTTATCATTTTGTTTTATAAAATTTGAAGTATCTGTAATATTGTTATCATTGAACTGTAAATAGTTAGATATATTATTATCATTTTGTTTTATAAAATTTGAAGTATCTGTAATATTTTTATCATTGAATTGTAAATAGTTAGATATATTATCATCATTTTGTCTTATGAAATTAGAAGTATCGGTAATATTTTGATCATTAAATAGTAAATAATTAGATATATTGGTATCATTTTGTTTTATAAAATTTGAAGTATCGGTAATATTTTGATCATTAAATTGTAAATAGTTAGAAATATTATTATCATTTTGTTTTATAAAATTTGAAGTATAGTTAATATTTAGATCATTGAACTGTAAATAATTAGATATATTGTTATCATTTTGTTTTATAAAATTTGAAGTATAGTTAATATTTTGATCGTTAAATTGTAAATAATTAGATATATTGTTATCATTTTGTTTTATAAAATTAGAAGTATGGGTGATATTTTGATCATTGAATAGTAAATAATTAGATATATTGTCATCATTTTGTTTTATAAAATTGGAAGTATAGTTAATATTTTGATCATTGAATTGTAAATAATTAGATATATTGTTATCATTTATAATTATATTATTACTATTTGTTTTAATATTATTTTCATATGACCGTAATACACCCACAACATATTCATTATTTGTTGTAAAAGAATTCAATATATCATCTATATTAATTATATAATCATTTAAATTATTTATAATTTCGTTAGAAGAATTTTTTATATAATTGCTTGTATAAATATTATTATTTCTATTTGTTTCTATTTTGATACTTAAATTATTATTTAAAGATGATATTATGGCGTCAAAATTTGTCGCTAATTGATTAATTGTTTCATCTGTATTTTCTGTAATATTTTTTGCATAGTTAGATATATTATCATCATTTTGTTTTATAAAATTTGAAGTATTTCTAATATTTAGATCATTAAATTGTAAATAATTAGATATATTGTTATTGTTTTGTTTTATAAAATTTGAAGTATCTGTAATATTTTGATCATTAAATAGTAAATAATTAGATATGTTGTTATCATTTTGTTTTATAAAATTGGAAGTATTAGTAATATTGTGATCATTGAATTGTAAATAATTAGAGATATTATTATCATTTTGTTTTATATAATTTGAAGTATCTATTATATTTTCTTGATTAAATAGTATATAATTAGATATATTTTCATCATTTTGTTTTATAAAATTTGAAGTATCAGTAATATTGTTATCATTAAATTGTAAATAATTGGATATATTATTATCATTTTGTTTTATAAAATTTGAAGTATATGTAATATTTTGATCATTAAATAGTAAATAGTTAGATATGTTATTTTGAACTAACTTTATAAAATTAGAGGTGTTTTCATGATTAAGTTTAATAAAATTAGAGGTATTTTCATGTGTTTTTTTTATATAATTGGAAGTATCTATTATATTTTCTTGATTAAATTCAATATAATTAGATATATTTTCATCATTTTGTTTTATAAAATTTGAAGTATCTATTATATTTTCTTGATTAAATAGTATATAATTAGATATATTTTCGTCGTTTTGTTTTATAAAATTTGAAGTATCTGTTATATTTTCTTGATTAAATAATATATAATTAGATATATTTTCATTGTTTTCTTTAATATAATTTGAAGTATTGACTATATTTTCTTGATTAAATTCAATATAATTAGATATATTATTGTCTAATAAAATAGTAAAATTAGAAACATTTTCAATTTCGTAATCTAAATAGTTAGAGATATTTTCGTTTTTTTGTTTAATAAAATTGGAAGTATTTATAATATCGTTGTTATTAAAAAAAATATAGTTTGAAAAATTATTATTGTTTTGCTTGATATAATTTGATATATTATTGATTTTAATATTATTTAATTCAATAAAATTGTTAATATTTTCATCAAAATTATTAACATCTTCTTTAAAATTACTTATATTAACATTTAAATTACTATTATATATATCTAATGTATTATTTATATTGCTAAAATTTGAACTGATATTAGAATCAATATCGATAAATGTATTATTAATATGTGTTTGAAAATTATTTAATCTTTGATTTGTATTATTTTTATTTTCTGTTATTTTAGAGTCCAATATACTATCATTACTATTAATAATAGTAAATAATTCAGTATGAATACTATTTATTTTATTATTTAAAAGAAAATCTTCGTTACTTGTTTGATTTATAATATCAATAATATCATTTGATGTAATTTTTGGTATTAGTTTTGCAATATTACTATATAATATTTCGTTTGAATAATTTATTAAATTATTTACTCTTTCAGTTGTAAAATATAAATTTGATGTTCCTTCATAAACTTGATCTGTATTTGTAACATTAATATCATACATAATATTAAAACCTTCGTTTGTGGGATCATAATTATTTATTATAATATTATCAACAATTAATGTACCTTTATAATAATTGTTAGTTATTTTTTTTGAATTATTACCGTCTTCAATATTGTCAAGTGTTATTTTATTATTTATACTTTTTGTATTAATTAATTTATCATATAAATCATTTTCAAAATATTGTTTTTTATAATATCTATTTGTAACTGTTTCATTTAAATCATCTGTCGTTTTATCACTTAAATTAATATTAGTTATATTTGCACCATCAACGATAATATCATTTGCATAAATTGCCCCCCATTTATTACTATCGCTACCAATATTCTGATTATTTGTATTATTTGGTAATATATTATTTTCAAATACTGTATCGGTTTTAAATAAAATATTATTATTATTAAATTTTGCTAAAATATTTTCAGTAATTTCTGAATTATTTGTATTTCTTACAGTAATTGATAATTCATGTTCGTCTGTTGTATTATTAATTGTATTTGCACCAATTAAAATTGCATTACTATTAGCAGAATTCTTTATAGTTCCTGATTCAGTTTGTTTTTCAATATCATTAGCAATTAATAAAATATATGTTTCATCTTCCGTTGAAGAAAAACTTGCTATATTTGAATTTGTTGCCTTCAAACTAAAAAATGGGTTATACGACATAATGACTATTGTCTTTGTTTAATCTAATACTTTTATCTATTTTTTTTTGTAAATATATATAAGCATTAAATTATATTTAATACATAATGAGTTCTAAAGAAGGTAGTACTGTGAAAATAACTAAAGCAAATTTTACTAAACATGTAATTGATGCTTTTTTAGCAGAAATTGATTATGGTACACATTATAAGGCAAAAACATTAAGAGATATTATTGATAATGTTTACAAAGAAACAAAAGAAAAAATTGTTGTTCCTAAAAAAGCACCTAGCGAATATAATATTTTTGTAAAAGAAAAAAATAAAGAACTAAAAGCACAAAATCCGGAAATGAATAATACCGAAATTTTTAAAAAAACTGCAGAACTATGGAATGAATATAAGAAGAGTAAAGCATAATTATATAAATAATGAATAAGGATATCACGATTGTTACTTGTTATTTAGATATTGATAAAAGCAAACATGGTAAGCAAAATTATAAAATATGGATAATGAATTATATGACAATTATTAAAAATAATAATATTGTTATATATTGTAATTGTGATAATACTATTAGATTAATTAATAAAATAAGAAATAATTATTTAAATAAAACAAAAATAGTTAAAATTACTTTAGAAAATTTATATACTTATAAATATATTGATTATTTTACAAAAGATAATAAAAGAGATCCTGAAAAATTTCATGTAAAAGAATTATATTTAATTTGGAATAATAAGGTAGCGTTTATGTATGATGCATTTAAAAATAATTATTTTGATACCGAATACTATATGTGGACTGATATTGGTATGTTAAGAGAAGAAGGTTTATATAACATATTAAATAATAATGAATTTAAATGTAATATTGAAAAATTAAATAAAGATAAGATAACATTATTAAAACTAAATAACTTTACTTCTGATGAATTATCTTATAAAAATACATTAGTACCTTATAATTATCCCATGGGAACTAATCGGTGTGGAGGTGGCGCAATTATAGCGTCCAGACATATAATAGAAGAATGGTTTAATATTTATTATTCAATGTTAGATACTTTTATATCTAATGATTATTTTGCAGGAAAAGATCAAAATATTTTAAATAATATTTATATTAAATATGGAGATGATTTATTAAATTTAGTTGAACCAATAAATTATAATTTAGATAAATGGTTTTATTTATTATATTACATAACAAATTAATTTTTATATTATTATATATTAGTATTATAGTATTATATAATGAATAAAATGAATAAAAATGTCTTAAATTTTTTAATTACAAAGAAAATATTACATATTGTTTTTGTTTTATCAATTGTATTAATAGTAGGGGTATTATATTATTTTATAACTGCCAAAAACGATTCGAATGCACGAGTTACGACATCACCCCCACCTATATATGTGCCTAATATGTCTGATCCAGACATGCCTGACATTCCTGAAATGCCCGACATGCCTGAAATGCCTCCAATTATTGAAGGTTTTGATAATTCAAATTTTGGATATAATCAAAGTAAAATGATAGTAATTTATACAGCAACATGGTGTCCACATTGTAGATCATTTATGGGTATGAAAGATAAAGATTCTCCCATATCGGAAGATAGTGAATTCGCGAAAACTAAAAGAGAATTAGGTAATTGTTTTGAACATGTTAAAGATACTGATGAAAATAGTGGAGCGAGAATGCAAAAACATGGTATAAATGGTTATCCCGGTATTGCGTTTGTTGATAAAAACAGTGATGTTGGCGTACCATTAGGAAATGTTAAAAGAAAATCAGAAGATATATGTGCTAAATTCAAAGCTTTATCTTCCTAAAAAAAGTACATATCTTTATTTTTTTATAAATTATAAATTATATTTTATTTTTAATATTTTTTAAAAGATATGTACTTTTTTATTATTATTTAAATATATAATTCGTTTATTTAATATATGTTATATATTAGTTTTGATATTGGTGTTAAAAATTTAGCAGTGTGTATTTTAAATCATGATAATAATTTAATTCAAATAATTGATTGGAGAGTTATTAGTTTAGTAGAGAAAAAAAAAGATATTAATGGTCTCAATAATATATCAGAATTATTATTTTATGAATTGGATAATATAATGGGATCTTTAGAAGAATTAAAATATGATAAAATTGATTATATATTAATTGAAAATCAACCATCTAATTTAAATGGTATAATGAAAAGTATACAATTATTAATATTTAGTTATTTTTCATTATTAAAACATTGGGATAAACTTAATATAAATGTATTACTAATTAATGCAAGTTTAAAACTACAATATCATACATTTAAACCTGAACCTTTAATCAAAATTGATAGTACAAGAACAAAAAAAGAGCAAAAACGAGATAAATATAGAAATAATAAAAACGATGGTATAGAAATTACAAAATATTACATTAATAATAATGATAAATTAAATACATATTTTGCTAAGCATAAAAAAAAAGATGATTTAGCAGATACATTATTACAAACTGTATCATATATTAAAAAGAATAATAATTTAGTAATTGAAGAAGTATTAATATCGCAAAATAATTTATTAGAAAATAATTAGTTAATTTTATTACATTTAAATAGATAATATGTCAAAAAGTCCTAAAAAGGAAAGTCCAGAGATAAAAAGTCCTAATATACAACAAATTAATAAATATATCAATGAAAAATTTAGTAATGCTAAAAAAGAAAAAAAAGCAATAATTATGGTTGGTGGACCCGGTAGTGGAAAAACATCGGGTTTAGATATATTAATAAATATGATGAAAAAAACTAAAGAAGATTTTGTATCAATAGATCCAGATGATATATTAAATATTTTTTTTAATTCTAATAGAAAATATTATCGTAAAGTTGAACCAATTAATAATATCTTATATGAAAAAACATTAGAAAATAATTACAATATAATATTTGACAGAACAGGTACTAATTTTGTTAGTTATTATAATGATGTTATAAAAAAAATAAAAGCACATGGATATAATGTTGTATTATGTATAATATATAACAATTATTATAATGTAAAAAGTAGACTAAAAAAAAGAGAACTTGAAACGGGAAGAGCAGTAAATGAACAATATGCTAAAAATTCTTATAGAGACTTAACATTCAATATACCCAAATATTCTAAATTGGATTGTGACGATGTTAATGATATATTTATATTTGATAATACATCTTCATCTATTGAATTAATTTATAGATCATATTGCGATAAGGATAAAAAAATTATAAGTATAAATAATTTATTTTAGTATTTAAAAATAGAAATTATTGTTGTGAATATTAATATTCCAATTAATAATATAGAATTTAATGAATATATAATTGGATTTTGTGTAATTAATTCATAATAAGCGAACCATGAAGATAATATCATTGATAATCTGCCATAATTTATTTCTAAATTTGTCAATATATTTTGTTGTGTATTAGTTAAATTTTTGTAATTTTTAACAATTATATTATTTGTCTTAATTTCTTTATTTTTGTTAGTTATATCTGTTATATTAATTAAATTATTTAACTCAATTATAAAAATATAAAATATACAAAATATATAAAAAACACAATGAATATTTTCCATTCCCCCGTTTAAGAATGACGGTACTAATTTATTATTTACAAGTAAATTTTTTGAATATATATTTAGAGCAATAACAGGATGTATTATTTCAGCAAAAATTCTTCCAATAATAGCAAGAATTGCAATACGAGCATGTTTTAACTCTGCTTCTTTAATTGAAAAATTATTATGAATTATATATCTTATTAATTTTGGAATTTTATCATTTTTGAGTATTATTTTTTTATAAATTTTTTTATTATTAATTTTTATTTTATTTTTTATTATATTAAATTTATTATCAAACATAAAACCTTCTGTGAATGTAAAGAATAAAAAGACAAAAATATATTTTTTATTCATTTATTAAATATATAATATTTTTAAATTATAGATAATTATAGCATTTATCTTTTTAGATTTTTAATTAAAAAGTATTTATTTCAGTAATTTTTTTAAATATGTTATAGTATCTAAATTAAACTTCTTAAATTTATTATCTGAAATAACACATGTAATTTTTTCATAAAAATTATCATTCAACTCTTTTTTATTTTGTTTATTTATTTTTTTTAATTTTTTATAATTCCATTTATAAATTAATTCTTTTTTTGTATTTGATATATCATCGTGAAACATATATTTAAAAATTTTATTATTATTAATTAATTTAGTAACATAATTTTTTAAATTACTATTATTAGTATAATCGTAATTAATATTTTTCCATAAATCAAGATAAAATATATAATCATATGTATTACATAATATAAAATTATTTTGATAATCAATAAAAGTATTATTATTATCAATAATAAGTAATTTATCTTCTATATCATCTTTATTATGCAAATTTTTTTTTATTTTAGGTAATATTTTTTTAACTAATTTTTTATATTCGTTATTACTATTTAAAACACAGTCATCCCGTGTAAATATAGGTCTATTAAATTTAATTAGTAAATTTTTTTCAATATATTCTATTTCCTTATAAGCCCATTTTTTTTCAGATGCGGTATATATATATATATGTGATTTTGGATATAAATATTTAATTTTTTTATAAAAATATATGAAAAAAGGTCTTATTAATTTAGAATTATTACTATAAGATTTTTGTAAATAATTACTATTTATTAATTTAATTTTATTATTTTTTTGTATTAATTGCAAATTGTATAAGTCTGCTTGAAAACAACAATTACCAATAATTGTACCATCTAAATCAAGTATAATTATTAATTCCAAGTCATACATTTATATCTCAACTTATTATAGATTTAGATAAAATGGTAAATGATTCAGACATTTATATACATTTAATATCTATCTTTTTAATATTTTTATTTATTGTTTTATATACCTTAAATATCTTAATATCAAATAAAGTTAATATATATTACAAAATAATATCATTATGTGCATTATTTATAATTATCAATTTGGTATTTAATTTAATAAATAAAAATTTATTATACTATAGAAAATTTTATTGTAATTTAAAAAATAAAAAAAAACATATTTCAAAAATAAATGAGTATATCGTAACACCATACAAAAATAGTAATTATGCATTATATAAGGATTGAAAAATATATAAAGAATATATTATATATATATATATGCTCTCATAGCTCAGTCGGCAGAGCGCAAGGCTTTTAACCTTGTGGTCGTGGGTTCGAGCCCCACTGAGAGTATTTATTTTTATTAAAATAATGATATTATTATTTAATTATCAGATTTAAACAAAGATGGAAAAATTTTTTGAAAAAATGTTTTCTTATTTTTCTTTTTTATTGTTAAAGAAATACCATCATTTTTAAATTCACCATTTATAATATATTTTTCCTTCATTAATATTTACCAAACATAATTTTTTTATATTATTTTTACAATTTTTCCTTCATAAAAGTGTGATAAATTATTTTTAAAAGATTTATATTTTTTTTTTGACATTATATATGTAATATTATCAATTTCACACATATTTACACTATAAATAGTATTATTAATATTTATATATTCGGATTCAAAATTATTTTTTATTTGTTGAATTAATTCAATATCAGTTATTACAGAAAAATTTATATTATTATAATGCATTATTTTTAGTAATAAATATAATTTCATTTTTTTATTTTATATTATCATTTAATATATCTCCATTATTAATATTTACTGCAATTTTAAGATTTACATTTTCCATTATTAATTCATTAAGCGATTTATTATCAGTAATAACTTTATTTAATATATCACTAAAACACCTATAAACAATACTAGATAATATATTTGTTGCAATATTACCACTTAATGATGGAATATTTTGTATGCAATATATGTATTTATTGTTGTTATATATATTATATGGATATTCAATCGTTTTTGGTATTGATTGAGTAGTCATACCTCCTTGATCTATAGAAACATCAACAAAAATAGAGTTAATATTCATTAAATCTAATAATTTATCTGTAATAATCTTATTTGTTTTTTTAACATCAACATAAATACTTCCAATTACAATATCTGCATTTTTCATTATATTAATTAAATTTGTTTCATTATATTCATAAATTTTTATTGAATTATTAATTTTTTTAATATTTTGTAATTTGGTATAATTTGTATCAATTACATGTATGTTATTAAAATTTAAACTAATTGATTCATATAAAGCGGAATGTCCTACATTTCCCAAACCTATAATAACTAATTTTTTATTGAATATATTTGTATTATGAAAATCATATGATATATTTAATGCATTTTTTCCTGCAAGAATAGACATTTCTTTCAAAATTGGATATTCATTATTTACCTTTACACTTTCAAGAGCGACACAACAAGCTTTTGATTTGAGCATAGCATTTTTTAAAATTTCATTTCCAGCAAAATGAAAAAAACCAATAATTGTATGACATTCTTTAATTAATTTATATTCATATTCTTGAGGTTCTTTCACTTTAAAAATTATATCTGAATATTGATATATTTCTTCTATTGTTTCATATATTATTGCTCCTGTTTTTTGATATTCTTCATCAGAATAATTTGATAATATACCTGCGTTTTTTTGAATATTAACTTTGAAACCCATATTAATGAACCGTTTAACTTCAAATGGATTAAAAATAACTCTTGTTTCATTATTTTTTAATTCTTTAGCTATACCAATAATATTAAAAGACATAAAGTAATATTATTATTATATTATAATATTATAATACTTTATATAAAAATAATTAAATTACATGTAATTTTTTCTTATTATAGACATTTGATTTAATAAACTTACATTATAATTAAGGTCTGATACTTTTTCTTTTAATTTTTTATTACTTCTGCATTGTGACACATCAGTACATCCACAATCTTTATAATTGAAATTTCTCATATGATATATCCAATTGTAATCACTATTATTTTGTGATCGGTTAATTGGAGTTTTAAAAAATAATTTACATAGAGTAATCGATAAGTTTTTAGTATTTATTTTAATAAACATAATTCATATACATTCCTATTAATAATACAATAGTTTTTTTTATACTATTTTGTTATATTTTTTTTTCCAACAATTTTATCGACTTTTATATCTAATAAAATTCTATTTAAAATATAATCGTTATATTTATTCACTGTTATATTTTTCTTAGGTTTATTTAATAATTTGCGAATTAGTGGAAATAAATTCAAATTATATGAATAAATTTCAAAAATATTAATTAAAAAAAGTAAAATAAATAATTTTGTCATTATAATATTTTATTAATAAATTTTTAAATAGTTATTATTAAAATTATATAAGAATAATAACATATATTATATTGTGAAGAAATTCACCGCCCTTATAGCTCAGTTGGTTAGAGCGAACGACTGTTAATCGTTAGGTCACAGGTTCGATCCCTGTTGGGGGCGTTAAACTTTTTTTTACATTATTATTAATGTTTTAATAACTTTATTATATCTTATTTTAATTTAGAATACCATTTAACATTATTAATATTTTATGTATTGTCCCTAGTTTTGTTAGCATTTTTTTCTTTTTTTATTACTATATAGAAAAAAATGAATTTATAAATTTTAAATTATTATTAAAATGGATTACAATCAATTTATAAATTATCCAAATAGTATTTCAAATAATGATATTTACTTTTATAAATATAATGGTGAATTTGATAATAATGATATAGAATTATTTGATGACTGTTATAACAACTGGTATACAATATCATTAGAAACTCATAAATTATTAAAAGATAGAATAGCAAAATTAACAGATAATAATATTATGTTTCATGGATATTTAATGTGTGATAGAATTTATTTTAAACATCATGAAAAGAATATTCATTATTATATTGTATTAAGGAATAATACAATAGAATTATGGTATATTATTGGGAATATTAAGGATAATATATACAATATAAGTTTTAAAAATTTATTTAATTTATAAAAAAATGATTATATAATTAATGTATTATTATACTAAAATAAATTCTATCACAAATTAAATAATACATGTAACATCTTCATGTGTTTCAATATTTTTAGGAGAAATTATATGTTTTTTTGTATCATAATAACTTATATATGATGCCATTAAACTAAAATTAGAATTACTTATAATATTATGTTTAAACATTGATAACAAAATAAATTCAACTTCTATAATATTAATATCAATAAAATATAAATTTATATTATTGAAATTAAACTTATCTTTATTGTTTTTGCACCATTCGATATTATTTGAAAATATAACTACATTTTTTTGTTCTATTTTATTTAATGCCTCATTATAATATTCTATATCTATATTATTATTTACCTTAATATGCAAAGAACACATGTCATTATCAAGACACTCATTATTATTTATTTCTTCAAAATATTTTTTTATATTATTATATAATTCATAAGCATGATATATATATTTTTCATTTGAATAAACTAGATGTCTTAAAAAGTTTCTTGTTGAATTATTTTTAGATTTTAGATAACTAAATGAATAGTAATCGCCTTTTAAATAAATATTTTCAGAATTATCATTATGTATTGCAAAATTATTATTTTCAATTAGTTTAAAAGAAATAGTTGAATATTTATCACTATCAATAATATTTAAATTATTATTAAAAAGTGTTTTCCAATAAGTTTTTTTTTTATTATTATCTATATTTTCAAATATTAGTTTTTTATTATTATTAATAGAATAAGTATATGCAGTTGCAATATTAAATAATTGTTTACCTAACTTTTCAGGAATATCAATACTAACAACTCCTTTTTTATCATTATTATATGTAAAATCAAAATAAGTAAGATAACTCATTATATTTTTAATAATATTAATCTAATTAAATTTTATATAATTTGCGTATTTTTATTTAAACATATAAAATTTATTATATATATATACTATGAGTTTTGGAAATAATTCAAGAGATGATATTTTTAATTTAGAAAGAAACAATAATAATAATATTAAAAGTTTTGGAAACACTTCAGGTGGTTCTTTAAGAGCAGGCGATGAAGTAATATTTAATAAAAAAAAAATAAGTGATGATATTGTATCATCATCATCTGCATCTAGTGCAAAGTCTGTTTCATCTGCAAGTGATACTTCTTCAGATGGTAGTGAATCGGTTGCTTCTTCTAGAAATAAAAAAACAAAGAAAAAAAATGTTAGAGATTATTCTAGTGAAAGTGGAGAAAGTGTTAACAGTAGTAATAGTTCTGATAGTAGTGGTGGTACTGTAAATTCTGGTAGTTCAAGTTCTTCAGTTTCTAGAAATAGTGTTGTAAAAACTAAATCAAATAGAGATATCTCAATGAAAGAGAAAAAGGAAATAATATACCAATTAGATAGATTGGAACAACGGGGGTACAAAATACCTTTTAAATTTAATTTGAATTCTGATTTAGAAGAAATGCGACTTGAATATAATAAACTTATTAAAGAAAAAGAACTTGATAATAGCGTTAGATTTTCTAGAAAAATGCTAATGGCATTTGTTACCGCATCTGAGTATTTAAATAATAGATATGACCCAATGGCAATACAATTAGAAGGTTGGTCCGATCAGGTTCATGACAATATTACAGATTATGATGACATATTCGAAGAATTACATGAAAAATATAAAAGTACTGGTAAAAAAATGCCTGCCGAATTAAGACTATTAATAAGTTTATCCGGTAGTGCATTTATGTTTCATCTTACAAATAGAATGTTTAAAGAACAAAAACTTCCAGATGTTGAAAATGTGTTAAAATCAAATCCTGAATTGATGAAACAATTTCAACAAGCAGCTGCAAAAGAATATATATTACCTCAAAATAATAGAAAAGAGGTAAATAATTTTTCAGGAAATCAAAATAATGGAGGAGCGGGAATTTTAGGTATGGTAAGCGGTTTATTCAATAATATTGGAGGTGGATCTATGAGAAATAATTTAAATAAAAATAATAGAGTAAATAGAAATGATGACGATAGTGATTCAATAAGTGAAATAGATTCAATAATAGATAATGTTCATAAAAATATAACAATTAATAAAAATAGTAATAACATAGAAACTTTATCAGTTAGTGATGAAGAAATAACTTCAATTATTGAGGATGAAACAGATTTGCAAATTACAAAAGGAAGAAAAAATAAAAATCAAAGAACATTAAATATTTAATTATTTTTTCGTTAAAGATTTTACACCAGTTGAAGTTTTTTTAACTATATTTTTAACTTGTCCGGTGACTTTTGATAATTGAGAAGGTATAGATTTAACGGCTTTTACCGGATCTTTAAGATTACTTTCAATTTGTTTTGAAGCCGATTTGATATTTTTAAAGAATATAGTTAAACCAGATAATATAAATGGAAATACAAATAGTGTTAATATCATTAGAACAATTATTATCATTTCAATTGTAGAACCAGCAAATATTAATTCTCTTCTTATATCTTCTGAACATTCGCATTTTTTAGTTATTAACATTCTTGTATAACTCATTGTCATATATAAATATATAGCGAATACAATATAAAATATAAATATTACAAATAAATATATAGTAGTTATTTCCTTTCCAAATATATCTGCCAATAATGTTCCCGGAGGGACAAACATAACAAATACAATGAATATTAATGCAAATATACTAAATGATTTAATAAATGCTAAATGTGGATAATCGTATGCACAATCACAATTACCTACTTTTTCTAGTTTTTCAATGTAAGTATACACTGATAATAGCAAAATGAAAATAAATAAATTAATTATAAAATTAGCAATATATCCAAGGCTTAGTATAGATTGCATAATGTTTGTTATATCTAATTATAAGAAGGAAAAAAAGTTTTTTACAAATTAAATTTATCTAAAATAAATTTTGTAGATTTATCGTATTTAGATATATTAATATCAATTGTTTTAATATTAATCTTTTGTTTTAAAATTAATAATAATTCTAAGTAATAATTTATTATATAACTTTTTGAATCTTCTAAATTATTAATTATTGATATAATATTATTTCTAATATTTACAAGGAAATTATTAATAATATCATCGCCCGTATAATCAATAATATCTATAAATGATTTAAATATATTTAAACATTTTGTTTTTTCTTTTTTAAAATCACAAAAGTAATCATAATTTTTATCAAGCAATATATTAACTTCGGTATATTTTTCATTTACTATATATTCAATTTTATTTAAAGAATTATAAAATATATTTTTATCTTTATTTATGATATTTTTTAATATTTCAACATAAATTTTATCATCATTTTTCCCTATAAATATATAAATAATATCTAATAATTCTTCAATATTTTCATAACTTTGTATTATATTTTTAATATCATTTATCATTAAATTTTTATTAGTATTTGAAATTTTGTTTAAAAGTGATATAAATATTTTTTTATCTTTATTAATATTAAATTTATTTGTAGTAAAAGTATATAATTTTTTTTCAATATTATTTTGCTGTTGTTCATTGTAATTTTCAATTGATCTTTGTGTATTACAATTAGATTTATTATAATAATTTTTTTTCATTTTCTTTTTTTCCCATAAAAATTTAGAATCATATTTTTCATTAAAACAAGAGTAATTTTGAATTAGATCTTTTTTTTTTTTTTTTAAATTATCAATATTAATATCATTTTATTTTTAATTTTTTAATTTTTTTTTAAAATAATCTAAAC